ATAGATATTTTTGAACCCCCTCTTTGGTAAAACTATTTGTAGGAAATCCTTTAGCCTGACATGCTCTTCCTGATAGCCTAGACGTACCCATACAAAATATCTTTTTAGATTTAAATCCTGCCATTAGAATTTATTTTTCTTATTCTCCCATGGCTTAATTCCATTTGCCTTATTATACTTAACACGAGCTACATACCTCTCACTTCTTTGCTTACCATTATTTTTTAAAGCCTCTGTTATCTTTTGCTTGGCAACAGTTTCAGGCAACAGCTTTTTCTGACGCAACTCTTGCTGTCTATATTCCAACACCAACTTCATGTACCATTTATATGTTGGGTTATTTAATAGTCTGTTATGCTCGGCAAGTGGGGTAGTCTGCAAGAATTTAGACAATGTACTAATCAATACATCTTTATCATTCTTATACCTATTTATAATCTCATCTATTCTATTATCATTATCCATTTTATTTTTACTTATGTTATTAGATATGTTACTTGTATATGTTTTATTAATATGTGCATTAGGTACCCCACTGATGTGTACCATATTCCCCACCTGGGGTATATCGTACACTTCATTAATCAATAAAATAGGGTTGATTGTGTATAAGTTTGTTGATGAAAGCCGCCTAATTTTAATCAGTCCAGCAGTGCAAAGCAAGTGCATATAGTTTGTTAGGGTTTTTTTACTACAACCCAGATCTTTTCTGATCTTTGAGTACCTTGGATAGCACTCGCCTTTCTTTTGATTTACATACTTTAAAAGCATAACAATGATCGCTAAAGCATAAGGCTTTCTGCTATCTGCCAAGCCTTTGTAGCCAGGATGATCAAATAAAGCAGTTGGTATTCTAATATGTTGCTTGTATTTAGGCATAAATTATGAGCATTTGTGTTGTTTTCTAAGCCAATTCAAATAACCTATATATTCCAACTCATTTAATTCAACCAAAGACCCCTCAGAAATGGGGTCTATTTCCTCCAAAATGGCATTAATTTTTGCGATCTTAAAGGTTGGATGCTCCACACCCTCTATGTTATAATAAACTATATATGCTGGGATACCTAATTTAGTGCCAATATCAGCAGTAATATAGGCAACTTTGTTATATTTCCCTACATCATACGTGGATTCTATAATCGCAATACCATTTCTGCACCTAGAGCAGTACTCATAGGAATCAACATCAATCATCCTAAATTTATTATCTTTACTTTCGTCTTGTACATACCTATGCCATTCGTTGTACCAATTAACTCTGGCTTTACTAAAGTATATTTCCCTAGCCAAGTTCTACCTCTTTAATTGCTAAACCTATTTGTCTTGCAATCTGTGGTACAATGGAATTGCCAAGAGCTTTTATTCTATTTAATCTACCTTTGTCCAATTCATAGGATACCCCATTAGGAACTCCACAAAATTCGGATTGAGTTTGCCACCAGGTTTGTTGTCTTTCAATACTTGTCTTGGCAGCGAACTCTTCTGATCTCTGCTCTCTTTCCAAGTTATGTTGTATCCCGCATCCTTGTAATCCCTTGATACTGGAGTTGGATACATCTCTATCGCATCCCTTAATTTCACTCCCAATCTCTCTCCTTTCTTGTTCTCTCGGAAAAAATGACCATTCTCTATCTGTACATCTTTCGCTGCTCCACCCTCCATATCTGAAGCTGTTGGAGTTGGAAACATCTTTACTGCCATTGGTAGTGGCATTCCCCCTTGACTGTATTTCTTCGTTCTCTCTGATGCTGAGTCTTGCGTTGGTGTTGGATACATCATTTGATAACGTACTCTCGCTGAAAGATTTGACATTTTCATTTGTTTCCTTTTTTCTGTCATATTGTGTATAGTTTCTGGCATTGTGCGATCTTCGTATGCAGCTGGAGTAGGAAACAATCCAGATTCGTTTTCTTTGATGCCACGCACCGATGCCTGAAGCTGGAATAATAATACATTGGCTTTTGAAACCTTCGTTTTCCAAGTCATTAAGCACCTGTCTGAGTACCATGCCTTCGTTGATATTAACAATGCCTTCAACATTTTCGCCAATAACCCATCTTGGTTTGACTTCTCTAATAACTCTAAGCATTTCATCCCAGAGATAACGATCATCTGCTGTTGATTTTCTTTTTCCTGCAACGCTGAATGGTTGGCATGGAAATCCTCCTGTAATAATATCTGCTGCGTATCTTTCTCCTTTGACATTTCTTATATCCTCCTCAATGTTAATGTTGTTCCAATGTTTCTTTAAAATTTTTTGGCAAAATTTATCTTTCTCTACAAAACCAATCGTTTCAAAAAAACCTGTTGATTCTAAACCTAAGCTAAACCCACCTATACCAGAAAATAAATCAAGAAGTTTTAATTTCATTATTCTCTCTTTCTTTTTTTAATTGTAGATTAAGAGCTTGCACCTCTTCGTTAAGACGATCTATTTCTTTTTTTAATACCAAGATCTTCTCTTCATACATCTCGCAAACAACTTCTACTGTTAGTTCTTGATCAATCATATTAATTTTCCAACTTCTTAATGGATAGAATTACACCACGAGGGATAACTACTGCGTCGCCTACGTCTAGAGTAGAATCTGAATTAAAACTATATGTTGCAAAAGTTTTAACCCAGTCTTTATTCTCTTCATAAAGATAACCAATAGTTGTGCATGTAGCAGGAACAAGATCTTTTAAATCCTCTTCAGTATTCCATGCGTTGTCGCAACTATTAATATCTAACCAACTTATAATAACCTTATCAAAGTTTATGTGTCGCATACCAATACTCATAAAATTCTGATGGCGTGATGCCAGTCATTTTAGTTATTTGTTTCATAAACTTTGGATGTGGAATACGCTGACAGTTTTTCCACCTCAACAAAGTAACTGTGGGATTAGTTCCTTTTAATCCTAATAGTTTTGCCATATCTTTATTAGATAATTTCTTATCTTCTTGATATTGCGTTAGTTTGTGCTTCATTTTTTCTTACCTTTCTTTCTGTTTCCTTGCCAATCAAATGCTCTATGATAAGCAGCTAATAGTTTTCTTATTTGTTTATCAAATTTAGTCTTCATTTTATTCCTTTCGTTATGTTTAGAAAGCTAAGTAAACTAAATGGTTATTCATGTCAATTAAATTAATTGAAAATAGTTATTGACTACAATAACCAATTAGATTATTCATGTTTTAAACAATGAGAGGTATATATGGTTATTGATTTAACAAAGAATAATAGCATTTCGGCACTTAATAATTTTGATCCTGATATTTGCATTAAATATTATAAGGCACTTGGTCTAGACCACAGCTCGCCATCTCAAGATCAATTAACAACAAGTGATTGGATCGTCAGGTATTGTTTTTTTACACAAGAACAAAGGAGAGCTTTACAAGGTTCTTACAGAATGAGTGCTGGCGTAAGTATTGGTAGAGCATCACAAAAATATGTTTCTAAATATATGTATGAAGCAGAAAAAAAAATGCTCATTGAGAAAAAAGATTTAGATACTATCATCAAAGAAGAGTTAAACGAGTATGATAAATATGTTCCAGCAGATGAAGAGGATAAGATTCAAAAAGAAGATACAAAAAATTATCTTGTTGATATGATTAAACTGACTTGCAAAGCACTAGCTGATTTAAAATTAGGAGATGAAGTAGCAAGTGAAAGATACTGCACATATAAATTTAAAGAATTAGTTTTAGATAAAATCGGCAGAATAGATTACGAACAAATGGATAATTTAGGAAACAGTTCTAAAGCAAAACTAGTGGAGTTAAAAACAAAACACAGATCAAAAAGAAAATCAGATACCAAGCAAGGTTATTCTTGGATCAAAGGTTATCTACCAAAACAACCTGACATCAACCATGTTAAGCAGTGTGCTTTCTATTGGTACGCTACAAAGAAAACTCCTCACCTTTTGTATGTTAATCAAGATAGTTATAATGTGTTCACACCTGACACTTGTGAATTACTTACACCTGAGTACATGGAGTTCTTAGTGCAGCAAGATTTAATCACAGCAAAGATAAGACAGAACTTAGTTTATATTACAAAAGGTAATCCTTACGACATGGCTAAGTTAGTTCCACCACCAGACTTTTCTGGTTTCATGTGGAAGAACATAGCTGAAGAGCATGTCAGATTAGCAGCATCATTATGGGATAATGTATAATGGATACATATAATAATTTATTAAAACAACACGAAAAGATTAGACAACAATTTAGGCATGATGCTATAATGCGTGAAATAAAAAAAAGAGAG